ACTTAATATTTTCTACAAACCAAGCTGAAGGTGGAAGTAGCACACATACAGAAGTTTTAAGAATTAAAAATGATGGCAAAGTTGGAATAGGCACAAGTTCACCACAAGAAAAACTACATGTAAACGGAAGTATTAATATAGCTAGTGCAAGTCCAGAGCTTATTATAAATGATAATACAGCTACGGCTGTTCCTTTAATTAGGTTTAGAGAAATAGGAGTTACTTCTGCAACCATAAAAACAACTAGCCAAAATTTAATATTTGGTGCTGGTGGTGGAACTGAAAGAGCTAGGATAGATTCTAGTGGTAATTTATTAGTTGGTAAGACTGCAAGTAATACTGGCGTTGCAGGTATGGAATTAAGACCAACTATTGCAGTATTTACAGCAGATAATAATAGAGCATTTCAAATTAATCGTTTAAATTCGGATGGTGAGTTACAAAGATTTATAAAAGATGGCACAACAGTTGGAAATATTGGTGCTGTTGGTGGTCGTGTATATATAGGAAGTGGTGATAGCGGTATAAGATTAGACTATGGCACAGGTAATGCTGTTGTACCTTCAGATGCTTCAGGTAGTTTATATAATGATGGGGTTGATTTGGGAACTACCGCAGCTAAATTCAAAGACATTTACGCAACCAACGGAACTATCCAAACATCAGACATAAATGAAAAACAAGACATAGAAGATTTATCAGAAGCAGAAACTAGAGTTGCAGTTGCAGCTAAAGGTTTACTTAAAAAGTACAGATGGAAGTCTGCTGTAGCTGATAAAGGTGATGATGCTAGAATACATTTTGGTATAATGGCTCAAGATTTAGAAAATGCCTTTGCAAATGAAGGACTTGATGCAGGTGATTATGGTATGTTTATATCAAGCACTTGGACAGACGAAGCAACAGGTGAAGAAAAAACTAGGCTAGGAGTAAGGTATAATGAACTTCTAGCATTTATAATTGCTGCAATATAGGAGAATAACATGGCAAATACATATAACTGGGATTGCAAAACAGTAGACGTGCATCCTACATATGAATCGGAAACTGATGTCGTTTATAACGTACATTGGAGACTTAACGCTGAAAGCAGCGAGACACATGAAGTAGATGGTCAAGAAGTACCATATACAGCTAGTGTTTATGGAACTCAGTCATTATCATTAGAAGATATTGGTACAGACTTTATTCCATTCGCTGATTTAACCAACGAAATCGTAACTGGTTGGGTGGAAGGCATTATGGGTGAAGAAGAAGTAGCTAATTTAAAAACTGCTTTAGATTCAAAAATAGCTGAAGAAATTAACCCAACTTCAGAAACTAAAACTATAGGCGGATAATATATGGATACATTAATAGGATTACTTATTGTAATAGGTATAGGTTTATTTATAATAAAAAGAAAGAAACCTGAATGGTTTAAATTAATTAAAAATAAAATCTTAGGAGAGTAATATGAGTGAAGAAAAGAATAATGTAATTATTAATTTTAATGGCAGAGAATATACAGAAGATGACCTAAACGAAGAGCAAGTTGGTCTAGCTGTAAAATTAAATACAGCAGGTAAGCAATTATTAAGATTACAAGAAGCTGCTGATACTTATGCGATGATTAATGAATATAAAAATATCTTAATCGAAGCATTTCATAAAACTTTGCCAGTTGAAGAGGAAGAAGTAATAGAGGAAGAATAATGCCAAGAAAGACCGCCAATGAAGTTCATACCCAACTTCAAGTGCATGAAAAGATGTGTGAAGAAAGATGGAAAACTATCTATAAAAAAACTGATGCATTACAAGAATCAGTTGATAGCACAAAACTTTGGTTGCTTGGTGGTCTTACAACAATAGTAACAGCATTAATTACCCTTATTGTAAAAACATCTATATAAGATGATTGACAAACTTATAGAGCCCGTTAGTCATATTCTTGACAAATTCATAGCGGATAAAGATTTAAAACTAAAATTACAACATGAACTTAATCAAGAGCTGCATAAAGCAAATATGGCTCAGATTGAAGTTAATAAAGTTGAAGCACAACATAGAACAGTATTTGTGGCTGGATGGAGACCTTTTACTGGTTGGATATGTGCAAGTGCTTTAGCTTATCATTTTATTATTGAACCTATACTTATATTTGCATTAGCTTTACAAAACATACAGCTAACGCTACCTACATTTGATATGGGTTCTTTACTTACAGTTCTTATGGGTATGTTAGGTCTTGGTGGACTTAGAACTTATGAGAAGGCAAAAGGTATAACAAAGTAAAATGTCTCAGCTAGGCAAAGTTGATGAAAAATCTTCTTTAAATATATCCCTTGCTTATTTATTACAAATTATAGTAGTTAGTTCAGCAGCAGCTTGGGCATACTTTAGTGTCAATGAAAAGATAGATAATAATGCACAAGAAACAAGAAATCTTAGGGGTAATCAAAACAATTATATATTTCCTGATATTAGAACTTTAGAACAACAAGTGATAGCATTAGAAAAAGATGTATTGGTTTTAAAAGCAGAGATAGAATTTTATAAACAACAACAAGAAAAAAATGAACAATAATGAAATAAAAGATATGCTGATAAAGCATGAGGGGTTGGTGTGTAACCTATATAAAGATAGTTTAGGATACGAAACAATAGGCGTAGGTCGTTGTTTAGCAAAGATAGGCATATCAGAAGATGAAGCACACTATTTATTAGACAATGACATAAAGAGAGTTATAGAGAGTTTAGATAAGTCATTTAAGATGTGGCGATGTATGCCTAAAAAAGCAAGAATGGTATGTATTGATATGACATTCCAAATGGGTATTACTGGATTCTTAGGATTTAGAAAAACTATAGCTCTTATGCAAATGGGTATGTGGTTAGAAGCATCTGAGGAGTTGCTAGACAGCAAGTATAGTATACAGACGCCTAACAGAGCAGCATACAATTCAAGACAACTGGCATTGTGTCATGGCGAGAAAATCAAGCGAGGAACATCAAGCTAATTCAAGACTAGGTGCATTAGGCGAATCCCTAGTGCAAACTTTCTTGCTTGAATTTTGTGACTTTGTTTATCCTACTCAGGATAAGCACCCAGCAGATATTCTTGCTGAAGTATCAAACTGCAAATATACTGTTCAAGTAAAAGCTAGGAGAGAAACTAAAGAAGGCAAATATGTATTCGCAACTGAAACGTCAAGGTCAATGTCTGATGTTTATAAAAACTATCATTGTGATATTCTTGCTTTTGTTTTCGTTAATCAAGAACATAAACGAATTCTCTTCAAGCCAAATACTTCTTCGCAAACCTACTTCACTTTTGATAAAAAAATAATTAAACCTGATATGGAAATTAAATCTTTACAAGAAACACTTGATGCACTTAGTCAAGTGCCAGTCTTAAATCCAGTTATAAAATAATTGTAAATAAATATAAATATATACTTGAATATATAAATATATTCATGTAATATTAGTAGTATGTTAAACAAAAGTAAGGAGAACAACATGCAAAAATACTACATAGAATCAACATTAACTTTAAGAACTGATTTCGAGGTTATGGCTAATTCTAAAGAGGAAGCAGAAGAACACATTAGAACTTTACAGTGGTCTAAATGTGAGGAAAAGGTTAATTCTGTTAAAAGAGTTAGGATTAATCAAATCACAAACAACAGAGAAGAGTATAATTTTTTTTAAAAGGAGAGGAAAATGAGTAAATTAAAAAAAGCAAGAGAACTAGAAATTAAATATAACTTTTTACATAGAGAAACTTGGGGCAGTTTTCCAAGAGCTGTAGATGAAAGATATGTAAGGTTCTGTCATTCTAAAGGAGTTAATCCAATAGCACCTTCTTATAAATGCGGTTATATAACTAATTGGAAAGATTATGTAAGCATAATGACAGGTTGTACAAATATTGATGATGTTATCGCCTATTTTGAAGATGAGATAAAATATATAAATATTTGCAAACAAGAAATAAAAGACGAAAGCGAAGATGGATTAACACCATACGAAAGAATGAAATTAGGCATAATTTAAAGGAGAGGAAAATAGTGAAAATAGAGTTTACTGAAAGGCAAATAGAAATATTAAAAGATACTGTTGAATATATGCTATGCGACAAACTTGAACATTATGAATGGGTTAAAAACAATACTGATACATACATTGGTGAAACACCAAATGAAATATATAACGAAGTTAAAGTTTTAAAAAATATTAAAAATAAATTATGGAGAGGAAAATGAAATATGAATTACAAGTTAAATTACCT